AATCCACAGTATCTAAAACAATATAGCTTAAATTTTTATTAAAAACAACCTAAGCTATGACTATATTATACGAGGAGATATTATAAGTATCGCCTGTAGCACCGGTTACTGTTGCTTCTGCTCCCGGTACTGCTACACCGTTACGAAGAAGATTCAAACCTATATCGCCTGCCGCAGTCGGGGTAATATCAGCGTTTAAGGTCACAAGGTAAAGTCCCTGTATAAGGTTAACACTTGTACTTCCTGCCGGATGCTTAATAGATACACCGGTCAGAAGGTTGTTAGTTGGGAAGCCGACAAAGCCGTTCGCTGTTACAGTCTGCGCTGCCGTTGCAACAGTTGTTAATGCGGATTTCTGATTGCAAATCATTTGTTTTCACCTCGTTTTTAAAGCAATAGGGACGGCTTGCACCGTCCCTAGCAGTGCAGTTAATGCACATAACTTATTATTATTTTTAGCCTGCGTTATAAGTACAGCCGCAAGCACCAGCTACATTAGCAGCAATGCTCTGATACGGGCTGTTGGTAAGATAAGTGGGCTGCGGATAAGGTCTTAAAGTGCCGATAAGGTTGGCGCTCTGTGCCTGTTGAGATAATTGGAAATTAGCTGTCTGCAAGTCCCTATCTCTATCTGCAAGCTTATCTCTCAAATCTTGAATCTGGTTAGCTACCATAATTGCCCTGGTCTTTTCGCCGTCCTCTTTTACTGCGTTGACAATATCGCAGGTATTACGCGCGTTCTCATAGCGCACTGCGTCAATATTTCTGTTAGTTTCGCAGCAGCACTGCTGTTGAGCAAAACGATTTTCGGAAAGCTGACTGCCTAACTGATAACCGGTCTGCATAATGTCACGTTGCACACCGTTAAAACCATTCAGCATAGTGCTGTTCTGAGCGTAGAAGCCATCACACAAGCCGTTCTGAACGCCACGAATACCTTCTTTAATATCCTGCATAGAAAATTGGTCTGCGATTTGGTCGCGCGTCATACTGCCATTAGCGAAAATTTCTGCACCCATATTGCCGCGGTTGTTCCAATTACCGCCCCAGCCGCCCATAAGAGCAAACAGGACAATAATCCACATAAACCACATACCGCCGCCCCAGCAGTCACCGTAATTGTTGTTTCGATTCATGTCCATTACCGGAACAATGTTTGCACCTTCCATGATAAAATTTCACCTCCAGGAATTATATGTAAAGCTCATTGCGCGCTATTAGAGCTTTAAACCGAATTGACTTAAAAACTGAGTAAACTGTTCGTCACTCATGCCGCGTTGCCTTGCAAGGTTACGTACAGTTTCTTTTAACTGCATTTCATTCTTTCCTTGCCCCATTTGCATAGCACGGCTCATCATAGGATTCTGCTGTGCTAATTGTGTAAGCATCATCATAGGATTACCGCTGTTCTGTAACATTGCCATTATCTGCATCGGGTTCATGGTTCATTCCTCCAATCTGCTTTTCCAATCTGTCCACACGTTCTACTAATCTATCTACAATGTTTTGCTCAGCATACGCAGGCTGCTTTTGCGAATTGTTGATTTGGTATACTCTGAAAATCGGCAAGCCGTCCAAGCCTATAAGCTTTTCATAAATTTTGCCTTCGGCAGGGCAAGGAAAGAAAGTGCTCGTTCCGTCCAGGTCAATTTGAGCTGCCTTTGCTTCATCCATGCTGGTAACAATTCTGCCTTTCAATGTCATAGGCTGCTGCATGGTTGGCTGATACATCTGCTGTTGTTGTTGCTGCAAATAATTCAGCCGTTGCTGCATCTGCGGTGTTGCGCCCATATAAGGGTTATATTGTCCGTACATACTTATCACCTCACTTATAGTTTAGATGATTTTTAGCAAAACAATCCCTACAAATTCCCCACAAAAAAAGAACCGCCCTAAAAGGCGGCTCCTGCATTTAAAGGAATGATAATACATTTGTTATTCGTTTGTACGCAGTATTCAATTCCTTGTCTACCGTTTTAACAGATACATTCAGCTCCGCTGCAATTTGATAATTAGTCATACCTTTTATAAATTTCAGCTCGCAAATTTCTACCTGCCGTGGGGTTATCTTCGCTTCTTCCAATACCGCGCTGAAAGAACGTCGCGTTGACGTTTGCAACCAATCCCGCGTGTTCTTCAGCAGTGTGTTCATTTTGTTGTCACCTACCTACATAAACAAAAGCTATAGCTGTTGCCACCCACCCAAGCAAGGCGGCACAGATTATCTTTCTTTGAAAAGCAATAGTTTCTACATAACCTTTTAATAACATTGTAATAATGCCTGCTGGTATTTGTTCCTTTTCATCCATCGTAACACCATCCAATAATTTTATTTTGCAGCTGCACAAAGCAAGAAGAATAACGCAGTACCTGCATAAATATTCCGCTGATTTTTAATTCTGTTCGTCCTCTTCCGGTCCGATTCCATTTGCTCTATCAACGTCTCGTATAATTCCTCGCTGCGCTTCAACGATTCCTTTGCACTCGCTAATGATCGTTTGGAGTTCGTCAGTGCTTCTTGCGTTAGAGCGAGCTGTTTCTTCGCTTCGCTTAATTGCGTCAGCAGTTCTGTTGACGTGTTTTTCTGCTGTTTCAATTTCTCGTCTGCTAGATTCAATTTCGCTTCCAGTAGATTTGTTTGATTTTTGAATTGATTCCACTGTTCGATTGACAGCGTTATTTGCTTGGGTGCCGCTTCCGCCGTGCCAACGCCAGTACACGTCATTACAGATAAGCAAAAGACCAGCAACAATAAGACTAATCTTAACAGCTTTATCAATCTTACGTCTTGTTTCATCTTTCATTATTACCTCATATAAATACCTGTATTTGCAAAACATTATAAATCGCATCAGACGCACAAACTTCGCCTACAAGCGGCTTCAGCTCGCCGCAGGATAAATCATAAGCGGCACTAATTTTAAAACGCTCATAGGCGAAGTGTTTTTGCGCAAATTTACGCCTTCTTGTAGTTAAATATTCAGATTAGAGAGCAAAGTAATGATGCAGTGCACCGAGGGCAAAGCCCAACACAAGGCCTACCAAAAATTTCTTATCAGTGATAAAAGCTTTTAATTCTTCCATGATTTCACCTTCCTTCTTATCGTCCGTTTCCTGCATAGCCATACGCAGGTACGCCATACGGTGTAGTTAAATCAATGCCAGCAACATACTCATAAGTACTTTGCGCTCTGTTGGCATAACCAATACGGTACATCTCGCCAACATCAGCAGCAATCCAATAGTAATTCTTAAACAGTTTATAGAGTGCTTCCAGGCTGCGCAGATTAACGCGTTCAAAACGATTCTCCAAGAAACGCTTTACGACATAAGTGCTAGTCGGACACCACATGCCAGCATAAATCAAACAGCGTGTATCATCCAACGTCGGCACCTGCTGAAGCGCCTCGACGTATTGCAGGCAATCACGAGAAAGCTGATCAAGTGCTGCCTGTTTACCTGCGTCGCTTCTAAGCAGCTCTTTCAATGTCGGCAATTCTCCGCTTGCCTTAATGTCAATATAGGTTCGTCCTACAAATTCCTCGCCGCCTGGAATGGCTCTTAAAAGCTCATCGGCTCTGTTCCCTTCCCACTGGCTAACGGAAATTGACGGATAAGCGTAGGCGGTAGACTTTGCTACGCTGTCATAGCCACCCTCGATACCTGTTGCGATAATGCCTTTGGCGATTTCTCTCGCAAGGCTTTTGTTCCAGTCCATAGCTATCACCTCACTCACTTTTTAAGCAACGGTTAGAAACTTTTTTGTATACGTCCTCATACATTTCTTGCTTGTCGCCGTTGTATGTATACTCAGCATAAATACCGTCACCGCTAACGGTCGTTGATAACAACGCCTTGTAATTCTGCAACGTCTTGCACGCCCAAACAACATAGACATTCTCTAGCGTAATAGGCTGAACGTCGTTCGGGGCATGGATAATGTTGTCGGATTGGTTGTACCATTCCACTAATTTGTTTTTGCATACACTCTCAAAGTGCGCCATACCTGTAATAATCATTACTATCACTCCTTTAATTTCACTTCTTAATTTCACATTTTAGTTGTTTGGTTAAGTTGTTGCCTATCTTCTAAAATGTATGTCAAATATGTGTCACTTGACTTTTTGAAGCAACATAATTACACCTCAAAACCCTTGCTATACCTAGCTTTCAGCGTTTTTAGCAAAAATTAGTCAAGTGCATTTTTGTAAAAAAGTCAAGTGGCATTACTCAAAATTTACTCGTCATTCTTCACTTTCATTGCTTTAGTCTCTACATACTTGTTCCCAAGCTGCGCAAGCATAAAAGATACACAAGCCATAGCAAAGGCTTCATAATTGCCCCACGTTTTTACAAAAAACGCAAGGTAAAGAGAAATTACGCTAAACAAGATGAACGCCAGCACAGCACACAATCTGCCGACACTTAGCGTATTATCATCTTTCTTTAACATATTAATTATTTTGCGCATGACACTTACACTCCTTGCATTTTTCATCATGTCCTTTTAAATCATAGTTAGGCAGTTCATTTAATTGCTCCATCAGACTGTCAATCACGCCATTATCGCCCAGCGCTTCATAGCTTTTGTAGCAAGCGTCAATGCTTTCTTTTGCGTAAATAGGTATCCAGCCTTTATCCTGGACGTAGTGATTGTAAGCCTGGATAATTCTGTCACGGAGTAATGCTTGCAGTCCTGCTTTCAAAGCATTATTTTCCTTCTTTTTCGCACGGTATAAGGCAAAAAGATAAGAGATAACAGCACCGGCAATAATATTTATTACAGTTTGTACAGTTGATTCAATCATAAAACACCTCATTGCTATTTATTTTGTTGCTAAGCATCTAATGTAACAGCCTCAACCTCAGCAACAGTTGTTGCCTGCTCAACCTTTGCTTTTGCCACGCGATACGCCACGTGCAGGGCGTTTGATCGCTGAGCGACGGCAGCAATAACCATACGCAAATCGTTGGCTGTTACTCTAACATCAGCATTATCTGCCGTAGTCCAATCAATGGACGCATCAGCTCCCTGTACATCTAAGGCGATAATGGCAGCGTTGATACGCTCCCTCGCCTTGTCATCATAATCATAACTGTTACCGTTATAGGTAATAGGCTCAACCTCTTTGCTGTCACGCTCAGTTTTAAGACTTTGCACCTTGTCAGCTTTAACCTCATCAATCGTGCGTTCTGGAGCTGTCAGCATCGCGCCTTCAGGTAACGGCCCCAGTTCTTTCATTTCATGAGCAGGTGCGCCGTATTTGTCCTCTGGCAGCCAATATTCTTTACCTCGGTTATCTTCAATATTTTCCCAAGCACCTTCTTTGAATACACTTACATATCCTTGTTGCAAAGTAGGCGCAGAAAATGTTGCATCAGCAGGTAATAAATAGATTTCCTTCTGTTGCAGTTGAGTTTCCAACGGGTCAAGAAGTGCCTCTGTCTTGCCTAAGTATTCTTTTGTTTTTTCATCATACTTATATACATATTTCATTCGGTGTTACCTCCTTATTAATATTTAATGATGTAGCGCATGGTTACGGCAGGCGGTTGTACAGTGGTAGCATTACCGTAAATGTTGTTAGAGCGTGAAGCGTCAAATTTAATTCTATCTTCCTGACGCAGAGTAGCTGTACCTCCTGCCGTGTTAGCATTATCGCCGAGTGCATCGGTATAGCGCATAGCTCCTGTGCTGTTATGCACCATTGTTCCGTTATTCCACCCACGGATGTCAAAACTACCTGTAATATTCGGTAGCCCCGCTTCTCGATAACTCCCCGCTGCGGAACTACCCTCCAAAAATCTGTCAATCAAATTTGGTAGAGTGAAAGTAGTTTTTCCGTCACCTGCTCCATAGGTAGTACCTATTACATCGAACAGTTTTTTGTAAGTTGTACGGCTTACTTTTGAGCCGTCACAGAGCAAGAATCCGCTCGGGATAGTATTCCCGGCAAACGCAAATATCATGCCGGTTAAATCACCACCGACAAAAGCCTGCATAGCTTCACGGTTTCTTGCAGGTGTCATGAATTTAGATGCATTGATGCCAGCTTCCGCTTCATCCTTGCTAGCAAGGTTAGCAGTATGTACCAAGGCAGAACTGTTATGTTCTTCTGTTTTCTGTTGCACATAACTTTCCGTAGCAACAGTTCCGTCACGTGTCTGCAAAGTCACAAAGTAGCCGTTTTTCCAAAATTTCTCATTCGTTCCGATACCGCCTTCGCCGTTTCCGCGCGGCACGATGTTTGGTGTTGTCATAATATCATCACTCCTTTATTTATAATGCAATAGGGATAATTTCACCATTTATCGCTTCCCACACACTAGATGTTCGTGGTAATATCAATGGCATTAAATCCCCTTTTTCGTCATACTCAAATGTCTCTGCTGCTACGCTTGTTGTGATTGCCCAACAATCCGCAGAAGATTGAGGGGGGGTATTTGCATTAGCTTTTATGCAACGATATGTGCTGCCGTCGCTAGTCATAACTACATCCGGTGGCTTATACTCTGTAGTGCTATCCCAAACAGTCACATTTGATACATAACCAGCTGCCTTATCAGCCATTCTTGCAGCGTCAGTCGCACTATTTTGAGAAAGCTCAGCGCTATCTGCTGCGTTAGCTGCACTAACATTTGCGTTAGTTGCCGCAGTTGCAGCAGTAGCCATTGCCCTTTTTGCTTCATCTCTTGCTGCTTTACTTGCTTCAAGTGCTGCTTTGTTTTCAGCAAGGATCGATTCTGGGTTTTCCATAGCAACAAGTTTAGTGCCATCGTCATTAATGCGAAATGAAGTACCAGCTTTCCACGGGAGCGAGGTATCAATGTCTGCTGACGTTGCAACGCTCACTTTGAGCGACCTAGCAACAACATCTTTCATATCTTGCGCAATCATCGTCAGTTTATCGCCAATATCTTCAACCTGGTTAAAAGGATATTGGTCTGGCAAATCTGTTTCCTGCGTTACCGGCACTTCCCTATAAATCGTCAGTTTCCAACCTGTCGGAAGCACCGTCGGCCTTTCACTCTCCGGCACTTCTGCGCCGACTGCGTAACCTGGATAACGCACAACGCTTTTTTCAACGTCAACATAATAATCTTTAGTCAGCAGTTTTTCTTTGCCGTCTGCGTCTGTCAGCAAAACTTTAATGTCTGTTCGGTCTAAAATTTTAAACTGATACGCAAACTCTGTTGCATTTCCGTTGCCACTATATGTGATTCTGTTGTCAACATGAGTAAGCATAATAGCAACCCCTTTCGTTTATTCATAAAAAGAAAATGTCTATCTAAAAATTAGATAGACATTAAATGATTTACTTTCTTTAATTTTAGCACACAATTTTGCTAACTTTAGCAATGAGCATTTGTGAAATTCTTATGTACATTTTATAGCGATTGCGATATACTATAATGCAAAGAAAGGAGTGCTTTATATGCCTATACTTTTTATGCTTATCATGCTTGTACTAATTTGGTTTGGCTTTCACTTACTCGCTGCAATCATCACGAGCGTAGCGCCGGGAGCAGCGTTTCTGTTTCACGATAACGGCATAGCCACATTCATTTTTTCTTTATCATTGTTTATGGGCTTTCCACTCGTGGTCTGCGTGCCTATCGCCATTATAGCAGGCTTCATCTTCGCTGAAACGTGGTACACAACTGTGCTGCAATATCTCACGCTTGAAGCAATGCTCGCCATTCTCTCTGTAATCGCGACGCTCGTTTTTGGCGCAGGCTCAGAAATAGCCGAATCAATATCACGCAAAAGAAAATAAACCAGCATATTCATTTTAAATCTGGCAGTTTTTACACTGCCAGATTTTTTTATTTTACTACTTCTTTACCATAAGCTACTGCTCGTGTTTACGTTCGGAACGCGGGCGACGCTTAATCAAGTCTTGCAGTTCAAAGTCCATATTATCCTCAGCAATATCTAGGCTATTGAATAGGATATTGACGATACCAGCAGGAACGCCGCGCCATGCGCCAAAAACATACGCCGCCTGCTCTGCTAGTTCACCCGGACCTTCTTCGCCTCGGGCAACTTTGCCTGCACGTCTTATAACTGTAAAGCCTTTGTCCATCAAGCCTTGCACCGCTGTCAATCTGTAGCCGTAGTTTCTCATACCTAGCAAGGTTTGCACGCCAACAGTCGCCGCTTGCACAACGGGGCCGCCCATAGACAACGGGTAGTTGATAAGCTCTTTTGACAATTTGCGATAACCGTCCTCGTCTTTCTCAAAAGGAGCGGTTAAGGAAAGCTCTGCTATAGCCACGTTCAGGAAGCACACGCTGAGAAATTTGGCACCAACAAAAGCAATCAGCCGTTCAGCCATTTCTTTTTTCTCGCCGCTATTCCATAACCTTTTTACAATATGTGCCTCTCTGTCCCATTGGTTAAACTGCGTATTGAAAAATCCCTGGAACATCGTAAACACTCTGAATAAGCCGCTGCTACGTTGCAGGCTTGATACATCGTGAATACGGCTGCTGCCTAACGTGCGGCGAATAACAGTATTCGCAAAGTCTAGTGCTTCCTGCTCTGTCTTGCCTTCGTTGATTTTCTTCATCTATGCTTCTGCAAATACCGGCTTTGCAGTCATCATGTCAGTGTAGCCTAAAAGCAATGCGCCATATTTCAGCGTCTTTTTCTCGATCGGGTCAAGGTCAGAACGCTTCTGAATATCCCTTAACGTAATGTCTGGCGCTTGCGAACGCTCACGCATAAAAGCGCTTTTTGCACAAATAGCGTCTACTTCTGCTCTGCCTTCACCTGTAAAGCTGCGAAGTAAAGCTCTGAAAGCGTCGGCATGAGTAAAGCCTTCTGTGCTATTACCATAAAGAAATATGTTAGTAGTGTTCTGCATTGCCGCTTTAAAGTTAAACAGAATAGCCATATTTATTGTGGCATTACGTAAAGCGTTGGCAATCTTTGTAAATGTCTTTTCTGCCATGTACGCTGTCTTATTGCCGTATGGGTTAGCGCAAGCCTGCAAAAACTCTCTAAAAAGTCTTACGTTGGTATCGCCTAAACGCTCAACCATGTTGCGGTAAATATCCTCATCGTTCAGTATCTTTCTGAAATCAAGCATTGTTTCACGATAACAAATATCGTGAATAGTGCTTTTTACCGCCGTAACCTCACTGCCACGCGATAAGTCTACTGGATATTTGCCGCCAGTACGCGCCTTGCTGGAACCGGTATTAGTAGTCAAAGTCCGCTGCGGCGGTCTGCTGCCTTCTTCGGTACTGTCGATTCTGTCGAATTTACCGGGCATACTGCCGGTACGCATATCACGTTCCAACGGGAAGTAACCACCGTCAAATACCACGCTTTCACCGCTTACAAGCTTCATAACCAGCGGTGATGCTTCAATCTTCGGCGGTTCAAAGCCTTTTGTTCTGCGGTTGACTTCTGCCAGCATAGGCCAGAATTTACTTGCTGCATTGATACGTGCCTGCGCATAGGCAATATCTTCTTTAGTCAGATGCTTGCACAAAAACTCTATGAGGTTTTGTTTGGTTTGCAGCATTGCTTCTTCTCTGCCTATAAGCTCCGATTCTTCCACCCATATATCAGAATTCTTTACGCCTACCGGCTTTTGCGAGCAAAGCCTTGCGGCGTTGCTGTCGCTGCCCAGGTTGCACAGCATAGCAATCAAAGCATGCTTATCTGCGCTACCGCCAAGCTCTTCGTAATAAATTCTCTGATTGTGTGCAATACCTGTTTTCTTATCTGGCTCCCATTTCTGCAAAGCATCTATAAGCTCGTTCTGATAGCTTTCAAGCATTTCACTTTCCATATCTGCGCAATGGTTAATTTTGTTGTAAAACTCCCTAGTAAAATAACCTTCTTCCGTCCAATTATCCATCATCAAGAAAAAGTTATCAGCATTACGCAGTGTAGCTATGATATTTTTAGGCCATTCAACAATTCGCTTACGCAGGCTCTTTTTACTGTCGCTGCCAATCTCCGCCTCATACTCTACCGGCAATTCTTGCAGGTGTGCTATCGTATCAGCCTTAACCTGTTCAAAGGCTTCGCCGGCGGCAATTTTGTTCATTTGCGTATCCTGTTTTGCAATAGCACGAATGTTTTTCAGCGCGTCGATAACGTCCATATAGTTCGCAAGGCTAAGCTGCGGCGCATTGGTCAAATCATTATTCGGGTTCAGAACAAACTCCGGCATAGAAATAATTTCGTCACCGTACTTTGCCTGCATCTCTGCGATGTAATCGCTAAGCGGCTGCACCTCTCTGCCATTGGTGTTAAAGTCCTTGCGGTGATAGCCCATACGCTCCAGCAATGCACACATCTGGAAGAAGTGCTGCTCTGTTCCCCACACTTCTTTCTTGCTGTGCATCTGCTTTTTGACGTACTTTCTTGCGCTTTCAATCTGATGTTTGGCCTTGACTGCTTCACGATACAAAGCGTGATTAATCATCTGCTGTTGCTTATACATAGCCGCTTCTTCCAAAAGACCAGCTTTCGCAGCTTTGTTTGCATTAGCTGCCGCTCTGCGTTCTGCCATAGCAAATCTTCTCGGCTTCATAACTTCGCCTGCTGGCAAAGTCTGAATATAGCGTTTAGCAAAATTATCTGCGTTCTGCTTCCGCACTTTAGCAATATTCTCACGCTCTTTTTGCTTAATATCCTTGTCGCTTATTTCGTTGAGTGCCTCATCAATAAGCTGCTGTTCAAGTGCAACTACTTCGCCGCTTTCGTCATTATAGAGTGCTTCCCTTGCCGCTTCTCTTGCCTGCTCACGCTCCTGCATGAAGTCTGGGAATCTGCGGTTCACAGCCTTGTCAATCTCTTGACGTACCATAGCTCTTTCGCTCGGTGAAGTTAAAATATCCTGCGCCATAGCATCGCCGCTGTCATAGCCCAAACTATCAGCCACCCAGTCAAACAGTTCTCTCTGCTCGTTAGACAAGGCACGCTTTTTGCTCATCTCCACAAGGTCGACTTTATCCGGATTAGTTTCAAGCTCGTGCTTCAAGGCTTTAAGCTCGTTAAGCTCGGTAAGCTGTTCGCCCTCTACCAAAGTTTCGGCAATCTCTTTCAAGCCTTCTTCACTTTTAAGTTTCGCTCTGTCACCGCCGTTACGAATATAGTTCCTTGCCCAGTTATCCTGTACGTCGCTGCCTTCATTCTCATTGACGGTGTAACCTTCGACAATCTCCCTTGCCATTTCGTAACCGCTGGCATAGCCGTTTTCCTCTGCGATCTGGTCAAAAAGTTCTTTCTGCTCCTGCGATAATTGGTTGCGCTTACTTTCTTTTACTAGGTCGACACCTTCGGGGTCTGTTTCAAGTCTATGCTTCAACGCTTGCAGTCTGTCCAGCTCATCGACAATATGCTTAAAGTCTGCCTTAATTTCGGCATCGCCATAATCTAAACCGGTGCTACGCAAATCGTAGTAGTCTGCTATATCTTCGCCCCTTGCAATCTTTTCGGCAATTCTTCTGCGTCCTTTTTTGCTGGTCAAGTCGCTTACGTTGCCGCCGTAATCGTGAACGTATCTTGACACCCAGTTGACATTACGAATACTGTCACCTGCTTCATGGAATACAAGGCCTTCAATATCCGCTTGCTCTAAAGCTCGCTTAGTCCAATGACGTTTTCCGTCCTTGCCTATCTCACCAAAATCAACCAAGACTGCGCTTTGGTCCGGTATGCCTGCAAAGTCATTTGCATACTTGCCTTCTGTTCTATTGGTTGCGGCAAAGTAGCCCCACTTACCATTGATGAAAAACGCACGCTCACTCTTGACTGTATCTTGATATTCCGCAAGCTCGCTTTCTATTCTGTCAGCAATAGGATTTAAAATATCATCAATAGCTCTGTTTGTGTCTTTTAATAATTCGTTATAGTTTATGCGCTCATTGCCATAAATGTATTTTCTTGCAAGCCTACGCGGATTAGCTTCGATTGTTTCCCATTCGTTGATTTTCTGCCTAAAGTTAGCATGAGCCATGCCGTGCTCATCAACAACGAATGTAGGATTCGTAACAGTTTTCTGTCTTGACTTGCTGAACATAGCAACGAGCATGTCTTCAGCGTTTGCAATACGCTCTTTAGAAAGTGTGCCGTATGTGTCGACTTCTGCTTGCAGATACTCAACTATCGGATTGAGTATATCGTCAATGCTGGCATTGGTATCGTTCAGCATATCATTATAGTTTGGCAGTACGTTTCCTAAAACGTGCCTGTATTTTCTCGCAATAATCGCGGGATTAGCAAGTTTTGATTCTTGCCCAAATTCCTGCCCGACTTGCACTCTTGCACGATTGACAAGTTCTTGCGCTACTGCCTGCTCAATCTGCGGCCGTATTTCTTCGATGAAAGCAGCCTTTTCAGCTCTGCGCTTTGCGCTGAAATCAGCCATAGCACGCCTTGTAAGAATATCCACGGCCTTGTCTTTAGCCTTTAAGATTTTATCCTGCAAGGTCTTTTTATTTTGTTCGGATAGCGTGGATGTGATATTGTCGGGTAAAGCACCAAACATACCTTCCATGCGCGACATAACTTCAATTTCTTCACGGCACGCCAACATTCTGTCGAATACCTGCCGTACTTCCGGTGTCAATTCTGCCGCATTTTCGCTTCTTGCTATCTTACTATAAATAGCTGATAACCAATTAGCGAATCTCTGGAACGCTCCACGCAGGCCAACACTAGGTGCTTTGCCTTCCATGATGTAGGTTTCAAATGCTTCTGCCAGCTTTTCATGCCCGGCTCTCTTTGCTTCAACGTCACCGCTTGCCCATACATCAGCGTCAATGCCTGCATACTCCATGAGTTTTTTTGCATCAGCATTAAGTCTTGCATTGCTGGGGTCTGCCAGTGCTTCGTTGATCATAGTTTCTGCAAAGTAGTGTCCTGTTTCATGGATAACTGTACTCGCATCTGCGCCCTTAAAAAGCGTGATAACATAAGTACCATCATCCATTGGGGAAATCATGCCTTTATCTTTCAGTGTACCATTGACAATTTTTTGTTGCTTGTAATTATCTGCTTTTTGTGATACACTATCAGCAAAAGAGGACGTTTTGTTTGAGATACTGGGCTGAGCCTTGAATTGCTCGGAACCCGAGGGCTTGAACGCGTCCTCTATTTTTTTATACTCACTTTCGTTAAAAACATTATGATTATAATATGATAATGATTTATCATTATGTTCTCTTACTGTAACAACTACATAACGTTTTTCACCATTAACATTCAGTGCAGAATGAATATAATAAAAATTCTCGTCTGAATGTTTTTCTTTTTGCGGCGCAGATTCTGTAACGAAATTACCATTCTCCATAATTTCACGTAAATAGCGCAATGCAAAAAGTTTTTCTTTTTTAGCGGAAGTGTGTTCCATTTTCTTTCTGCCACTTGTGCCAAATTTAATATTATTTTCTTGATACCCTTTATCTATTCTAATATCACCCAATACACCATTATGAACGCTCGTGCCTTGCAAGTTGTCCCTATACCATGCAAAAGCCTTTTTCTGCAAGCTCTTCAAATCTGAATAGTGTCCCATCTCATTTCCGGTAATATTAGTAGTATAGAATTGCTCTTTTTTAAGCACTCCTCCCTTGCTAAACCAGCCATTCTTTTGTTTAGCTTTGCCGCCATCTTCAAAGCGCAGCTTATTCTTTTGCAGCCATGCAGCAGGATTTTCGGGGTCTGCAATAAGTGCGCGCGCTTCCAAAACCAGACGCAAATTATCTGCATGAGATTTGTTCATGCCTGCTTTTTTTGCGCTGTCAATAATAGCGTCAAGTTCTGTGTCAAGCTCCGCGCTTGCCTGCCTGGTTAAGTTATAGCCTTCTCGCAGTTCTTTGCGTGTCTTTGCTCCGCCGTCCGACAATTCGCCGTTGCTGTCAAAATACATATTGTCTTTTGTAGCCTCAAACAGTGCATTGTCCTTAGCCATAGCCGCCGTAAACTTGCCACGGCTAATATCTATATCCTGCCCCAGCTCCGCAGCCGTTGCAACTTCTTCTTCGGTAATTCCCAATTCCTCAAAAAGTTTGTTGTTGTTGCTGGTCTGCTTGTAGCCTTCCAAGTCCTGTGCAGATACTGTTACTGTATCGTCCTCAAAGTTAGGATTATTCGCTTCGATTGTAGCCGCCGCACGCTCCGGGTTAATGCCTGTTTCTTTGATTCGTTCAGCATCCGCTACTAACTTTGCCTTGCGTTCTTCGTTGGCTTTCAAAGCGACGTGCTCAACAACGCTGTCAACTGCAACCTTTGCACCACTTGCAGTGCCACCAAGAATAGCACCGATAAGGCCGCTATATCCTGCTTCCTGTAAATTCTGCTGCCAGTTCTCGCCCCATTTCTCCGCAAGTTTGGCAGTGCTTGCGCCGGGGTTCTTTGCCCATAAGTCCGTAGCCTGCTCCGGGAATTCCTGCAATGCTTCAGTGACACCTTCTTCAAGGCCACGTTTAGTAACTTCCCAAATCTTAGCTTTCAGACCGCTACCGGCTGGCATCTTCTTTAGCAGTCTGCCAAGCGGCAGTTCTTCAAGTACCGCTTGCGGGATTGCGTTCATCAAGCCTGCCTCTGCTGCTCTGCTTGCGCTTACGCCCTCTTTACGCAGTCGCAGGTATTGTTCGCCGCTGATGTTTGCACCATTGTAAAGCATACTGATAGCGTGTACAGTTTTTGCACCTGCACCGGCAGCGCCTACACCTTTAGTCAGCGCAAGCTGCGCTAAAAGCTGAATAGCGTTTTCAGCCAAATCATAACCAAGTTGCCCAGCCGCCGTATCAGCCTTAACCTCTTCACGCTTCAAAATCTCGTCGGTAACATAGCCTAAAGCCTTGCTGATATTTTCGGATTGATCATACTCCTTGACAACATTCTTGTCACCCTTGTGAGCTTCAATATTAGAATCAATCGCCGCTTTAGCAGCACCGAATAAGCCACGCACCGAACCTTTAAGGCCGTTGATTACGGCAGTGCCTATACCTGGCTTATCGTCGGTGATGATGCTGCTAGTATCAATCGTCGGTGAGCTATTACTCTTTACTGCCTGCGAAAACTTATTATATTCATCGTCGCTCATTTTTTGCAGGTCATAATAGCCTAAAGTTTCAGCAGGTGACAAGCCGCTGTCAATATCAGCAATAAAGCCATAATTAGCATATTCCTTTTTTGCTTTTAATCTGCGGTCGAATTCGTCTAAAGGTTCATTAGCCATTTAGTAATCTCCTTTCAGTAACTTTGCCAGATATGCACCGTTTATTTTGCCCGATGTGCCATCCAACCATTTAACATCGTACCAATCATCCCCGGTTTTATTTACGCTTGCGATACCACGTGCAATCAAATCTGCGTCACTTGCTTTTATATCTTCTGTACTGTCAAACCAGAATGAATGTTTTTCGGTAACATAGCTGCCGTAAACCTTAGTAGTTACGCAGTTTTGCAAGGCTTCCAACAACTCCGTTTCACCCGGATTCATGCCGTGATTTTTTACGCGATAAGCGCGTACCCATTGCCGCCCATAGTTTTGGATTTTCTTCTTGTACAGTGCATCAGCATTTTTACCTGCGACTTGTTGCACAAGGCCTTCCATATCAAAAGCAAATTCGCCTGTACCGCTATACCAATCTTTGTATATTTTTTCTAACTTCCCACGCTGCGCAGATGATGCACCTTTGTTAGCAGCGTATGCCAAGAATTGGTCAATGCTAGAAAACTTGCCTTCTTGCAGCATATCTTCCAGTACGCCTATTGCATCGTCATCAAGTTTTCCGTTACTGCTTCCACCGCTACCGCTTCTGCCTTGCGGTCCATATATAGCATTAACAGCATTGCGATAAGTTACATACTTGTCGGGGTCACTGCCTGCCTGGTTAGTAGCCCACGCCATAGCTTCACTATAGCTTGTGCCGTTACCAAACATAGCAAATATCTCATTTTTTATCCCTTCAAAAAGTTTGTTTTTCTTATAAGTTTCTATTCTGTCATGGTCTGCCTTAATAGTGCGGTACTGCTTCATAATGCGGTCTTGCTCGTCCTGGCTCATGCTGCGTGTGCTGTGCCCTGTGCCCATTCTTGCTAATACACTGTCTGCATATTCGTTGATGCTAGGTTCGTCGCCATTGCCTTGCTTGCGATTCATAGCGTCCGCGCTATATTTTAACGCGCCTTCGCCTCCGTACCATGCAATAGCTGCACCACGTGCACCGTACTTATCATAGTATTGTTTCAACTTAAAGCGTGCAACAATCTCTTGATTTTCCGGTGTCATTTCTGCACCTGCCGGCAAACCAGCTTCCCGGCTCCAGCTAGGCCAGTTATCCGGCATAATCTGGTACTTGCCACTTGCACCTGTACGGCCATTCTTGGCGTTATAATTGCCGCCGCTTTCCTGTCCACCTATCGCAGCAACCAGGTTGTCAAACTCATTGCCACCGCCGCTAAATCCCTTCATGCCTTCAACTGCTTTGCGTACCGCTTCTTCATCATCGCCATATTTAGCATACAAATCTTTAGCAGTATTTCTTTCAAAAGCGCTACTTTCTTTATCGTATGCCACTTTCTCAAAAGCGGCTCTCTGATTAGCAGTCAGATAACTACCGTATTTATCCATGATGTTACGCATAGTGCCATAATCTTCGTTGGTGATGCTTGCACCGACGGCACTTGCTACCACCTGCCCGATGTTGGCTCTACTCTTAGATTCGATAAACTCTGCCCCGCGCTTGCCGTATATAGCACTTGTCAGTAGCTGTGTACGGACAATCTCGTCTTGCAGTGCCTGCGGATTGTTCCAGTTCTTCTGTACAAACTCGCAGGAGTTCTGAATATTATTGTCATAGCGTAAATCAGTAACTGCTTCTCTTTGTTTCTGCTCGTATTGGTCGACGGTCTGGAAGCCTTGCTGCGCACTCTGATACATTAAATGGTCAAGTGCAAGCTGATTTTTTTTGCTATGCAATTTAGTGTTGCTCAACACATCCTGCCTTGCCTTGTTTATCTGTTCCGTATAACTGCTGCTTGCACCGGCAGTACCTTCTAATTTTGTATTCATAAGGCCGCTTTCGTCATTGTACATGATGTTATAGCGGCTCTTATTGAATATGTCCATAGCATTAAGGATAGACTGTTTATCTTCATCTTCCTGCTGCGCTTCTACTGCTACCGCCCATTTGTTGGCGGCACCGGCAATAGCGGCAAGTCCTTTGCCGCCGCTGCCATAAGCGTTAAGGTCACTCGATACCTTGACAGTCGCACCGCCGCCGGCGCCCAAATTAACACTGCCTTGATAGCCTGCAATCTTCATACTGTACCTCCCTTACCAGCTCCATTTAGTAAAGCCTGTATTATCCATGAACGGATTATTCTTCTTTGCCTGGTTGTAAAGATTAAAGCCGTTCATATTGCTAGCAGGAAGATTGAAATCACTGTTAGCATCGTACCATTCATCACCGCTTACTGTAGTTGTTCCCTTGCTGCCGCCAATCATGCCTTTAGAGTAAGCGTTCGCCGCCGCACCTACAAGCGTACTGAACATCTGCATTTTGCCGTTGGCTTTAGCGTTCTTTGCCGCCGCGTTATATGCGCTTGCCTGGTTGCGGTAATTGACTTCGTTTACATAAGTGTTCCACGCATCATTACGCTGATTCTGCAACAGATTCATGCTGTCTTTTCTGTAAGCGTCCTCACTGCTTGAAAGAATATCACTGACACTGCCGCTGTCGGTTAGGCCGCTACTGCCTGCCGCCGCCAGCGCCTGTCCCCTTGCAAGCCTCATTCTATCGTTGAGCTGGCTTTGCTTCTGCGCATATGCTTCTGCCTGCTGCTCACGCTGGCGGCTCATAATAGCCGCGTTCTGCTGTGCGGCCTGCGCCTGCGCTTTATATGCCTGTTCCTGCTGTTTGGCCTGCTGATGCTGGCCGCTTAACTGCATAACAGTTTGCAGCCCCATTAAAATGCCAAGTGTGCCCATTACGCTCACTCCCCTCTGTATGGAATATAAAACTGATAAAATTTCTTGCCGTCCCAACCTGTTTTAGGCTCTACCAAAAATACCGCTCCCAAGTGTCTTAAATAGTTAATGCTAGTGCGGTTCTTCTCGTAGACGATATTGTGCAACAGTCCATGCTTACGCACCCATTCATTCAGCACTCTTTTAGCCTCCTTGAAAAGCAGGCTCTTTGTGTACCCGTTGTAAAGTTCGTTCGTGCCTACCATCCAAATACCGCGCCCCGGCGCGCCCCATTCCATAGTACCTTTGCCGAATATCGCAAGTAATTTGCCATCCTCACCACGGTACACCCTTGTTTCTTCGTCAAGTTTTATGCTGCCGATAAGTACGAAGACCGGGTCACTGCTTGCTTCCAAATCTTCCTTATCGTGCGGCCGTATATCTTGCATAAGTTCTTCAATCAACGGCACAACATTTTCTTTTGACTTATTATCAAGGATTTCAACAGTCCACTTCTTAGCCACCGAAAGACACCTCCCGCACTACCGCCAGCAAGTTAAAAGGATATGGCTCATCCGTAACGATAATCACTCTGCCTTCGTTGTTAAAGCCGCCAATAGGCAAAGTCATATACTTGTCACCGGTAAATAATTTAATATCACTCACTGCGTTCTGCTCATCGAAATTCATCAAGTCCATAGTATTTATATCCGGACCGACCATACCGCCAAGAGAATTACTTAAGCGCAGGATGCAATTACTAATCTGCTTTTTGCGTCCTTGCATAGTGCCGTCACCCGTCTTAATTTCGACGTTTGGCAGTTCCACGATACTTCTATAGGGCAAGCCGATAAAAGCGTGTTGTACGGCCGCTGGAAGCGTCACAGTGCCGGCTTGACTTACAGTCAGTCCGCTATACACTCTTCCGTCGCCGATAACAGCAACTTTTTCGCCTACCAACTCTGCCACGTCGATTGCCGTAGCCCCGCTGCTCTTTTCAGCAGTGCTGTACTCAATAGCATTATCAAGCATAATATAATCATCGGGGTTATTGCTCTTTGCAGGATTCTTTGCCAGATACTCAATATTGCGTACTGTCACGCCGTTTATCTCTCGCTTTACTACAAGATAAATAATATCTTCGTCGCCTTCCTGCACTGCCGCCACAGCTTCAATCTTGCCTTGCGTTTCTATCGTCGACCAAGCATATACCTTTTGTTCCATGATGTAGGATAAGCAAGCCATAGTTCCGTCACTTCTTACAAAGTATATAGTGCTGTCGGGTTCCTGCTTATATGCACTGTCGACAATCTGTACATTCTCTATGATATGCTTTGCCAGCAATGTTAAGTCATTGCCGCCGTAGCTGTCTGTTTCATAACTATATGCCATATCCCTTACAGTGCTTCCACGTCCTTGTACAAACACGATTCTGCCGCCAATCATCAACGGCTCAACAGTGCTGCATCCGCGTGTAGTCTGCATTTTGGGAACGGCTTTAGATGGTGTTACAGTATCGCTGCCGCTTACTGTCCATTCGTTACCCGCAGTCAAGACGATTAAATCGGTGCTTGCTATCAAGTGTAAAATCTTAAACTGCTTGCGGCTCACAAATGCAAGTGCTACTGCGCTATCATCGGTAACAGTGCCGCTGGCTTTCTCTACACTGAAATTGCCGTAATCACCGGTTCTGCTCATCCACACCACATAAGGCTGCTTCTTCGTGCCGCCAAAACATAATCTGTCTTGGAAAAAGCACAGTGTTTGCGGGTATCCGAATTCTTCACTCCATGCGCCCCATAAAAAGTTAGTAGTCATATCTGTTGAGCCTAACTCTTTTTCAACATGAGCTTTTGCCGTGCTGTCGCTGGTGATTTCAGTAAGCTTTACAACGCCTTCCGCATTGTAGGCCATTGCTGTTAAATCAACAGTGCAAGTACCGCTACTGATAGTACATACCGCCCTTAAAAATACCGGTTCTGTTACGCTGCCGCTTTCGGACGGGTTGTAATCGTCTTTAGATGTATATTTTCTGTATTCCTTCCAACTTTCGCCATCGTCGCTTTTTTCTATAGCAAAACTGCCACTCCAAGTTCCGTGACTGATAACCTTCCAATTTTCGCCTACGCGCACTCTTTCAGTAGTGCCGTTGCTGGTTGATACAGTCTTGCTTGCAATCTCTTGTTTAAGTTTGATATACGCGCCAGGCTTGCTGCTAGCGAAAATATTCTTGTTGCTCGTCAAGGTAATATCGCCTTGCGTTCCCGAAGGTGTCAATTCTTTATTGCCGGTATATAAAATCTTTACCCAGCCATTAGCGCCTGCTGTGCCGTTTGGAGCACCTTTTTTGCCGCCTGCGCCACCTACAGCGCCGCCTTCGCCATATGTTGTACCTTGCGTACCAACTTCGGAATAATAGCCGTCCTCGCCATACATACGGCTGCCTGCGCCGCCTGCGCCGCCGCCTCTGCCTGTCAAACCGCATGCGGTACTATTCTCGCCGTCTGTACCGCTAGAGGCCGTTGTGCCTTCGTAGTTGCCTGCACTATGAGCATAAGCACCGCCGCTGCCGCCGCTACCGACTGTAATCGTGTAACTTGTGCCTTTGGTCAGCGTTAGAGTTTTTATAATGCGTTCACCACTGCCGCCGTCGCCACCTTTGGTGGCATAATTATAAACTTGGTGTTCTCCGTGCCTTCTCCATGTAACGGCACCACCGCCGCCGCCGCCTGCGCCAGCTATATCAATTTGATATTCGCCGGTAACAGTCGGTTGAAAATTGTAAGAGCCGGGCACGGTATAGCTTATGCCGCTATAATTTTCAAGCGTAGTTGATTCGTCAAAATACATATCAGTAATTTCAAAATCAGAAAAGCGCCAGTCAGCGTCTGAATATCTTGCAAGCTGTTTTACGGGATATTTGCCGCTGGCGATAAACATAGTATCTGCACTTTGAACAAATCTCAAATCTTGTAACATATCTGCCGTGTACGGCGTTACAACTTCTATGTTTATATAAAGTCCGTTCTTATGCACTCTTATATATTTCTCGCCAATCTCCAAAAGATAGTCAGTGCTATCTGCGCCGTTGAATGGTACCAGGATACACGCTTTATCGCTATATTTTGTTCGCGCCATATACTTCATGCCCGGTCTGCGATAAATAGGGCCGTGCGGCTTGATAAGGCAGTTATAGGCTTGCAGTACCGCAAGCTGGTACTTATCTAAATCGACGCGGTTGGCAACTTCGGCGCTGATTTCGCCGCCGGTAAACGCAGGCTGCAATAAATAATAAGGTGTCAACCCACTAGCCATAATTACGCCCTCCCGTCAAAGTATTTACTCGGATAGTCCGGCAATTCTTTTTTCTCGCTTGCCGTGGTATACTTTGCTTTTTGTAATGCTGCCATTGCAAGCTGATACTGTGTCTGCTGCAAGCCGCTGTTGCCGGTCAGTTGTACGCAGATATTAAACGCCAACATATGAGTAAACGCGCTCAAAAAATCACTTGAAAACATTTCCACGTCGTCAACATCATAGGTATATTCAAGCCACGCAGCAGGGATATTGCAGCCTATACCAAGCACGTTGTCACTTGCCATATATAAGTCCCACTCTTCCTGCTGCTGTTCGCCTGCCCTTATCATTGCGCCGGTGTCAGCGTCAAATATCTTGCGCACAGCAAGGCACTTTTCGGGGTAAGCGTAAACATGGGACCAGTACGGAGATTCAATACTAAGCTCTGCAAGCTTGCTTACGCGCTTTGCAAATCCCCAAGTGTAGCTCCTTAATAGCTCTTTACGTGTGCTATCGTAAAACAACTTGCATTGTCTGCCCTGTTCCGACTGCTCATCTATATTGCTTATACGGCCTTTGGCGATATGAGCCAGTGCCATATTACATACATCGGTAATGTTAAGCATTTTTAACTATTCCTCCTTGATTATTAAAAAAGGGAAGAGCTTATCGCCATCCCCTTAAAGTACTAAATCAGCCCGGCCAGTTCGGAACAGTTTCAGTCAAGCCAGCAGTCAGTTTGCCGCCGCTTGCGCCGGTAACAGTCAGTCTGGAAAAAGCCTTCATGCCATACGGCAGTTTTGCCGCAACCAAGACACCCTTCTTGCTGGCAGCAAGGGTATAAGTTGCAACAACGGTTTTAGTGCCAAAATCTTCGCCGTCGGAAGTTTCCAGCGCCGCAGTGATAGTGCCGCTGCCAGCTAAGGCGGTCGGCGCAGCGATAACAAGAAACAACGGGTCAGCAGCATCACCGCCGCCAATGTTCGCAATTACATTGCTGGTCAAGGAATTATCCATGTACATATTTTGCTGGTCAAAAATCATTGTTATTCACTCCTTCCGGTTATTGTACTGCCGCTTCGGTTTCGCTTTGGCAGTCAAGTTTCTTAATCTGAATACCTGCAAGGTACAGTTTAGGCGGCGCGCCCATAAAATCTTGACGGGTAACATGAACATTGTTCTTGTTGTTCAGATAGCACTCCAGCCAAGAGTATACGCTGTCAGATACATACGCAACGGGTGCCTTCGGGTCTTGCAAACGGTTCTTTGCAAAGATGAATTTATTCATCAGCTCACGTTGTGCGCTGTCAGTCAAAGCGTTCAGTTTGGTAATGTCGATGTTGCACACACGAACAATAGAACGAACGTTCTGCACTGCCAAGCCACACTTCCAAGAGTATAAGGTTTGCAATGCGCGGAACGGCTTGTTGTTCTCATCGTAAACGTCGCTTTCACCTAAGTCCTCAGTTTTCAAGCCCGCCTGGGTGCCTTTAGGATATACACCCATTACACGGCGATCGCCCCAGTCTACAAAGTAGATAGAAGCATTAGTGTTAGTACCAGCAGTGCCAGCAGGAATTACCTGGTGTCCTGGGGTGCCTTTGCCGCCGTCGGTCAAAGTATTGTAGCGTACCGCAATACCATTGAAAGTGTCCGGGTCTTCGTCCAAGTTGCCGTACAAGAATTGACGTGCGACGTATTGGCCCATGCCTTCTACGTGTGCATCGTCCTCTGCCATACGGAAAGCCTGCGGATTCGGTTTACCGGAAAGCAATTCAACGTCCACGCAGGAACGGTCCTCCAAGTGCATGCATACATCAATGCGCTGCTTTACAGTGCCTTTAGTCGGAGAAGTACCGCGGTTAATACGGCGGATAGACGGAGAAGGCAGGCTTGCACGAATAGTAGTTTTAGTACCAATCGGCAAATCGCCTTCCATCCACTTAATATCTTCCATAATCGGATTAGATTCGTTAAGCACTTCCATAACGCGGTCAATAGCGCCTTGCGGAGTTAAATACTTGCGTAAGTCACTCATAGTTTGGGAGTAACCAATAGTAGTCATAATTTCATCATCCTTCCTGTTTTTTAATTAAAAATTAAAGATTATTTGTACCTGCTCCAGTCGGTTTTCGGGTACATGTTTGCTGCCATACCTTGTGCAGCGTTCAATCCTTGTGCGCCGTTTTGTGCGGTCATTCCTGGGTCCTCACCAAGCAATTCACCAAGTTTAGCAAATGCTCTCACGATAGCAATTTGATTGCCTGCGCCGGTGATTTCCAGTGCTTCACGCACGTTCAAGCCCGGATACATTGTCTCCAATTTGCGGCAGGCAGTATCACAAAGACCCTGTACTTTGCCCAAGTCTGCGCCCAGTGCTGTTTTAGCTTCGTCACCCCATTTAGCAATTTCTTGCGCACGGAGCTGTTCTACGCCTTGCACTACACGGCTTGCATACTCTGTGCCGTACTTTGCAAGTGCTCTTGCCTGGTCATTGCTAAGGTTCATACCCTTAATGACATCTACAAAGCGCCCTTGCTCATCAGCACTAAGCTCATAGCCTTCTGGCATCTCTACTCCTGCAAAGTCATAATTCACTGTGCCTGGTTGCTGCTGTGCGCCTTGCCCATTACTTCCGTTCCCTGCAATAGTGCCGGAAGCACTTGTATTATTAGTTGCATTAGTAGTCGATTCTGTTTGCTGCTGTTGCGCTGCGGTATCGGGTTGCTGCTGTGCGCCTTCGCCGTTTACAACTGTGTTTTCGCCGTTCTCGCCCATTAGTTATTCCTCCTTGTTGTTATCTACATATTCCACTGCCAGCTCTTGTAGCTTTAGTTGGAATTCTGCATACTCCATTTCAGCCTGCTGCTTTAGCTCTATGCCTTGCAGCCCAAGTGCTAAAATGCTTTTGATAATGCCTAAGCCTACGTCGCGGCGGCCTTCGTTATAGAAAGTCTTGCTGTTGCCGGTAAAGCACATAGAGTTTACTTTGGTCACATCAAGCATACGCATCAAGAACCAGCGTCCGCTTTCACTCCCCAGCAGGTCAAGTAGGGCCTCTTTATCCCTTCTTGCCTGCTCTCTTACCATGTACTCTGTCAGCAGTGCTTGCTTTCTATCCTCGCCGGTATTGGATTTATATTTAAACTGCTCGCTCATTATTCCCAACCTCCCGGCACGCCTAGCCAGCTTGTAATAGCCGGATTGGAATCATTCGCCGCCGCAGTAAGATTTTTGGCCGCCTCTGCCGCAGGAGCCGCAGCCTGTGCCATTGCCAAGCCTTCCTGCATTTCCTGCTGCCGTTGCATTTCCTGCTGCTCTTGTTTGAGCATTTCTTGTACTTCTTCATCACTGCGCAATGCCATCGCAGGCACGCCAAGCATTTCAAAGTATTTTGTAATAGCACCCAACGGGTTAATCTTCTTCGTAACTTCTGGCCATACTTGCGCCATCTGTCCGGTTTGTGCTATCGCCTGTTCGATATTCACAAGTCCGCTCATCTTCTGCGCCTGCGCCAAAGGTGAAATATAGTCCACTTCTACATCCTCTTCACTCAAAATGTCTTGTAGTTCTTCCGGTACCGGTGGGAATCCACCGCTTCTGTCAATGATGTTATACACGCGTTGAAGAATCAGTGTTAAGAATTCATCCTGCAATCGCTCAACCACCGGGCCTAGCTGTTGCAGTTTTTCCTGCGTTCTCTCCATAACCTCTCTAGCAGTCATGCGGCTATTATCAAGGTTATCTAACATCAAGAACAAATCAGCACTGTATGCTCTCTTTATAGCATCCTCAACGCGAATAATTTCTTCCTGCGCGTCCTTCAAGTCAAGGTCAACCGCGAACAAAGGCTTAACCATATCTTGCGTCTGGTCATCTACGGCTGTTAGACCGCCAGGCATCAAGTTAATACCGCCGTTATTCATAAGGCTTGGACTGCCTTGCATCGGCGGCTTTATCTTTAACTCTATTGCTGTGAGATAATCTTTTTTCAGCAGTTGCAGCATTTTACTGTCGCCTTCTGCAAACCACGCAGGACCTCTTGCGTATGCCTCATTGCCGCTGACAAGATAACGCGCTACCGGTACTGCTTCTTCTTCAAAGCCGCCAACATACAAGTATTCGTCACTCTCTGACTTTTCCAACCAATACACACTTCTATACGGCATATTCAGTTTATCTATATGCCCTGGAAGTTTATCGTTGTTAGGTTCTACCATCCAGCAAACCTTATACTTCTTGCTAAGATTAGTCTGATTGTCTAGCAGTCCTTTCAGATTGTCGGGCAAAGCATCTGCCCCGAAGCAGTCTGCTAACTGCTGCAATGTCATATCATACTTTCTTGCAAAAGTAGTCACCTTGCCAAAGCCGTCCGCTTCAAGTGCGTATGTGCCGATTGTCATAGTCTGAAATCGCACGCCATTTTCCGGATCGTAGAATATAGCCATTGGGCACTGTCCAAAAGGCAGTTCCAAATACACAGTATGGATGCTGTTGTAAAAGTTGCTCTTTGCAAGCACACTCGATACAATCTCTTGTCTTGTGTCAAGCACCTTCATAGCCTCAACATTCGTATTCAGCTCCGGCCGTCTGTATGCGAATCTGAACCACTGACGGCTCGGCGGTGTAAGTCCGCTCATAACGCCGGCGGCAAATACCTGCGCCGCTCTCCACGCTACGCCATGCACAATCTTTAAGTCACGTCTGCGTGCAGGGTTGGTCTTGTCTGCCGTATTGTCAAACTCACCGACAAACGGAAGCTGATAATCTCTTATCTCTTTCCACCTGTCCTCCCAATCTCGCCTATCCTCGTACATGCTTTTGAGCTTACGCACCAAACGTTGGCGGTCTGGCAAGTTCTTTTTCAGCGGCACCCCGTCACTAGGAAGTGTTCCCTGTGGCTTGCTCGCCGCTATCGTTTGAAAGTTCATAAGCTGTTACCTCTTAACCTAAAGTATTACGGCCGCCTTCGCCGCCACTAGCAATAGTGCTTGTCTGCGTAGATGCAAAGCCCTTACGCTTCTTCTTGTTACTGTCGCTGCCGGCCGCAACTTCACTGCTTGTCGCAACGGTAGTCGGTGCCGGGTCCACCTTCTCAATAGTCGGCATATTACCGCCACCGAATAATTTTGCAATGCCACCCATTTACACTACCTCCATAATCGAATACTCTGTGTTGCACATTAATTTCTTAGGCTTTCTATCGTCAAGCCCTAACTGCCTTAATGGAACATTCCTTGCAAAGGTTAATACTAGGCCGTCTGCAAGGTCCGGTGAACGTCCTAGTTTTTCTTTTATTTCCTCTTTAGGCGTTAACATCAAACGCCCATTCTTGGAATACTTATAGTGAATAACTGCCAGTTCTTCTCTTAGTCCCGGTTCTTCCGGCAAAGCTCCCCCAGCCTCTATCCACTCTTTTAACTTAAAATACATCTCTGCTCTGATGTTCTCATATCGCTTATTCTCAATAGCCGCTCCCTGGAACGGTATCTCTCGTAAAGCTCTATAGCCCATCTGCTTCAATCTGTCGACTACGCCGGCGCCCATGTTGCCAACGTCTATAAAGGTCATATCTGCTTTATTTTCATCCATTGCCAAAGCAATATAATCTGCCGTCTGCATCGTGTTCAGTTTCTTATAAACTCTCGGCCTTGGGTACACCATTAGTCCCTTGCGCTGCCATATGCACGTCCTGTCATCACCAAAACGCGCTATATCTGCCCCCTGGATAAGCGGCATATCATACGGAATATCCTTTTCCGTCAGCTCTCTATTAAAAGCCTTATCTAGTTCTTCCAGACTGAAAAGCTCGTTGATTGCCGATACGCTAAAGTCACACAAATACTCTTGTCTGAATTCTACCTCCGGCATATCCTCTTTTAATTCTTCGATACTCTTTGCGTCTATAATGCCGCTATCGTACACGTTCGACAAATACGCAAAATAACGCTTGTTCGTCTTGGCCTTCTTGTACATCTCATAGAAGTTGTTCTGCCCCTTGGGTGTACCAATGAAATAGCAATAGCCTTTTCTGTCGCCGTTCTCTATCGCAGGTCGGATTATCTGCGTCCACATCTCCGGCTTCATATCCGAATATTCGTCAAGTATTACGCCGTCCCAATATGTACCACGCAACGCGTCCGGATTATTTGCACCAACGATATATATCCTTGCTCCCTGCGCTCCAGGTATCTTACTAGGGAATTCAACATACTTCTTTGTTTCATTCACCTTGATGCCTTCTATGACGCTTGTGTAATACTTCAATGGTCCCCACGCGATAATTTCCATCTGTGCGCTGAACGGGCCTACCAAAGCATACTGCGGGCTGATTAAGTCGCTCTGCAAAGCATCCCTTATAAGGTGATTGACCATTCCAATGGTTTTGCCAAAACGGCGGTGTGCTACGATTACCGCAAAGCGGTGTCTGCTTAATTCCTTATGCAGAACCTTCGCCCATGCAGGACGCGGAGTATATGGTATCTCTATTATGTTTTCCATGTTTACCCCCTTGAAAAATTCGTTTTGGTAATTTTTGGTATTTACCTCCCCCGGCGGCTGCGAATTTTTGGGGACCCACCCCCACTCAACGCCAGCGGAAAAGGCAACAATCAATTTCAGATTTTGCGAAAAGCCAGGGAAATCACCAACGCCGCCAAACAAAAGCCAGAACCAACGCCCAACCAAAAACAAAAACGTGGTAGGCCTGCCGTATGAGCCACGCAGGAACGGCCGCAGCATATGCCAGGTGAACGCCTGCCGCCAACATCTGGAATCATCAGCACAGCCGCAGCAGCAGGATATTTTTTACGTCCGATAATAAGGATTATGTTAAAAGCTCTATCTATGTTTATGTTTGGGTAGCATCTTCCGAACAATCGTTTATTATCACTGCATCATCTGCCGCGCCCCAATGATACACAGCCGGGCCCTTGTTAGCGTGCGTCTGCTTGTCAAACGCGCCTATACTATCAGCATATAGCTTTGACGCGGCTAGCTTATCCTTGTTGCTGGCCTTGTTGTCTGACATTATCTTGAGCCAATAGGCCTGCAGGTCCTGCACGGCCAGCACGGCTACAGCTGCGCCCTGCTGTTTGAGCAACGCCGCACATTCCTCCAGCGTCTGCGGCTGGGTGACTATTGCCGGCGGCCTGCCTCTTGTTGGTGTATTTGTGTTACTTAATAAACTTTTAATCTTAAACATTTCCGTCACATTCTCGTTACAAACTATGTAACTGTATATACAATTAATATTATCAATAATGACAATCAGTAAACAATACATTAACAATACATATTGAAAAGATAATCATTATTTACCAGAAAAAGACAATAAAAAAATGATTAACAGAATCCATCTGTCAATCATCAATTAAATTATATTTATTATCTTGCTATAAATTATATGCCTTAAAAAATGCTATTAAGTCAATGATACTTTTTTAAATCTTTGTGAACGTCCTCAATCTATAATAAATGTTGTTAAATAAAAAAGAACGGCCGCACGCTGAACATCTGCCAGCGTGCGGCCGTTGCTATCCTCTTATAATGTTGTTTTAATCTGCGGGGCTGCTGCCGTCATCTGCTGGCGGCGCTGGGAACGTCAAAACGGCGCGCCCCATATCATCGACAAACGCCAGCCGAACGCCGCAGGCCTGCGCCAGCTTAACCAAATCATTAATAGCCCAGCTGTTACGGCTCAATTTGTTCCGCACGGCGGGGACCGTCATCCCCAGGCCGTCAGCCAATGCCTGCGAACTCATGCAGCGCATAGCAATTAACCCCTTGATTATAGCTTTACTGTTATCCATGTTTTACACCTCCATTATTTGTTGTCTACATTATACCGCATAGCGGTGTGATTGTCACCAAAAAAAATAAAAAATAATCAAAAAAGGTATTGACAAGCATAATCAACGACATTATAATATAACTGTAATCAAGATACAGATACCGAATAACGGTATACATCCAAGGAGGAACAAAAAATGACCAAACGCATGGAACAAACTCAAAACGCTAAAATGGTTCAGCTGGCGCTTTTCCGCGAATACGGCTTTCAGCCGAATTTAAAAGACATTACAATTTTGCACACCCGCGACTTTGACGAATTCCCGGGGCACGTCGAAGCACTCTACACGGTAATCAAAGGCCATTTCTACAATGTCTTTTTTGATGTTACCGGTGAAGCAACCGTTTACAAATATTAAGGAGGACGAAAAAATGAAAATTAAAAATCTGCGTATCAAACAACTTATGAAAGTTGCTCAGCTCATGAACCGCTACCCGGCATTAAGCGAGGCACAACAGGAAATTTATCAGTACGCAACCAACATCGTTTATCTGCTGTAAGCTGATGACAAGGGCGAAAGCCCTTGTAAAGCTGCCGGCGGCGGTTCAAAGCCCGCGCCCAGCCGAAAGGAGAGAATAAGAAAATGACTTTTGAAAAGTATAACGCTAACCCCGAAAACAAGAATATCGGTGATTGTTCCATTCGCGCAATCTGTACCGCTACCCCGCTTACCTATCAGCAAGCTAAAAAGCTGCTTGAAACAAAGGTATTTGAAAGCGGCGCTGCATGGAACACCGTCAAGAACATCACCGCCGCCCTGGCTGATTTAGGTATAGAGGTTAAAGCCGCCAGCCGCGAAACAGTCAACAGCTTTACAAAGCATTGCGATACCGGCGCTAGCTACGTTGTTTTTGTAGCAAAGCACGCCGTAGCCGTTGTTAACGGCGTTATCTATGATACATGGGACAGCAGCCGCCGTTTTGTAAAACTGATTGCGAAAGTCAGCCGCGAGAAATTCGACGAACTGAAACAAAAATACAACCCGGAACCGAAAAAGGAGGAAAAGAAAGTGGACTGGAAAAAGATTTTTGCCGCTTGCGAAACAATCGAGGAATTAAAGAAGGCATTTAAAAAAGCCTGCATGAGTTGCCACCCCGACAAAGGCGGCAGCGCCGCCGAATTTAAGGCAATGAGCGCAGCGCACGACAAGCGCGCCGCTGAACTTGCCGAAAGCGAGAGCCGCCAGGAGTGGCAGCGCAACAAAAAAGCGGACGGCACGTACAAGACCGCCGCCGAAATCCTGGCAGAACAAGCAGAATTTACCGAAATTCTGGCCGTGCTCATGGGCTTGAAAGGCCTTGAAATCGAGATTTGCGGTAATTGGTTATGGATTGGCGGCGAAACGAAAGCCGTCAAGGACGTTTTGAAAGAAGCGGGCTGCAGATGGGCCAGCAAGAAAAAATTATGGTATTGGCACGCCGGGGAGTGGGTGAAGAAGGTCCGCCGCACGTTGAGCATGGACCAAATCCGCGACCTGCACGGCAGCGAGTTTTTGAAATACCGCCCGGAAACGCCTTTATTACAATAGCCGAAACGCCGCCCCGCGCGGCGTATACCGGGGACCGGCCGCCCCGGTACTGATGAGGCAGGCCAAAAAATGAACCTTGAAAATTTAAAAGGGAGGACATAAACAATGAATAAAGTCGAATTATTAGCGAAAGCTATAGAAACGAGCCTGGCAGCGGTAGAACCGCGCCGCGCGTTATGCTGGCGTTTATACCGCGAACACGTGGCACGTATTACACCGGCGCAGACCGTGGCCGACCTGGCCAACCATTTCGCCGCCGAATTTTTCGCGGCAGAAGCGGTAAACGCAGAAGCGCAGGCCGTTTGTCGCTGCTATATCGCATATACCGATATTTTCAAGGCGGAAACGCGCGAGAAAAGCGCACGGCTGCAGCCTATCCGCGACGCCGTCCGCGCCGCCGGCTACTCTGTCACCTACGATATAACAACAATCAGTTATGACATTGACAAGCGCGAGCACGTTCATACAAGCTTCACGGTTGGCCCGTGGGACCGCCCCGGCGGTGATTGGAACAACCGCATTTTAAACGGTGACTACATGCGGGACGAGCTGCAGCGCCTGGAAAAGCAGGCCAGCGGAAAAAGCCCGGCCGAAATCATCAGCGACGCGGAAGCGGCGGCCGCCGCCTGGCAGATGCTGAAAAAGCAGCAGGCAGCCTATCAAGAAAACATCTGTATTTTGCGCAGGATGCTTTCGGTTGTCACCTTTGACGACTGGAACGACTGGAAGGTAAACGCTTATTAAAAGGAGAAGGAGGCTTTAAAGTGAAGCGAAAGAAATTTTATCAGCTTGACGGCGTGTGTCGTAATAATCATAATCTTATTATTGACCTTGCGAATAATTGCAGCGTTGCAATTTACGGGGCGAAAGTGTTCTTTGTTTGCTGGTTCTTCACCGGCAACCCCGACCGCATGTATAAAGCGGAAGTATACGGAAACAGCGTAAGCAATTTTTATTTAGAACGCTGAACCAGCAACTTAAACTATTCAACCCACTACACCGGCAGGAAAGCCGCCGCCGGTGTAGAATATTAAAAGGCAGAAGCGATTTTTTAGGAGGAATCAAATCATGTTAAAGGAAATCAGAAATAATGTATATCACGCCGAATTTGTTGTAGCCGACGAGGACGGCCAGCGCTACGCCGCTTTTGAAAGCGACTGGAACGGCGAATATTGGGAAGCGACCGCCTGCACGGAAAGCGGCGAGCTTATCAAAGGCGAAACCGTTAAGCTTTACCCCGTCATGGTGTACCTGGCCGAATCCGACCAATACGAAACCGTTGGTTATGACGAGGAAGCGCCCCGCGTTCTTCTCCCTGGCTGGCGTGACTACCAGAAGTGCGGCTACAACGAAAGCTACACCCTGGCCCCCGCCGCTTACAGCGAAGCGAGCGACCGCGTTTACTTGATGCTGCCGGAAGGCGCTAGCGTTTACGCTGATGACGCAGGTTGTCCGGTGATTGATTATGACGGCTTTAAACAAGGCGACGTAATCAATCAGTACGACGGCAACGGCTGCCGCCCCTACATCATCGACAGCGACCGCCGCCGCGCATATCTGGAAGTTGTCGAACTGTAACCCCGAATCACCCGCCCGGCGAAAGCCGGGCTATTACGAAAGGAAGAAATATGCGAATACAGCAATTAAAAAAGTTGCGCGTAATGGCCGAGCGAGCAAGATGCTTCTATGGTTGCGCTTGTTCAAACATAGAAGCAAGCGAATACTATGCCCCGTACTGGAAGCGCGACCCGCGCAAAAGCGAAAAGGCCGCACTGCATACCCAGGCAAGCAATTCCTGGTATGCTTGCCTTGCAATACTGGACAAGATAGATGCACGCTTATAAAAAACAAGCCCCGAGGCAAACGCCCCGGGGCTTTTCTGTATCCTGCAAACGCGAGCAGGCTATATATTTTGGGAACTGAAAAGTTTTGCAGGTATAATCCTAGGGCTGCCATGATTGGAATGCGTGGCGGCCCTTTTCTGCGCGTGTGGCGCATACTTTAGGGAAGCGAAAAACAAAAAGCCCGGCAACGCCGGGCTTTTCTTTTTGGTGCGATTTCATAAAGAAAATCAACAATATTTCAATCCGTGCCAGCTTTACGCCTTTAGAGCTGGACCGACAAGCGCAATACTTGAAAGGCGCTTACACTTATCGACAAGGCTATTATAGCGTAACGCCCAACCAATAGCAAGCATTTTCTTAATGTTTGGAAGCGGCAGCGCCTGCCTTTAGCCTTCTTTCTTCTGTTCCGCCCTGGCCTTTTGAAAACTGTTCGCGTTTATATCAATCCGAATCAATCCTTCTTGAATCGCCAGCATGAGCAAGCCGTCAATGAACGAGCGGCGGCGAAGCGCATACACTTGCGGGCTAATCTCATCAATTACGGAAATTTTGCGGACCGTCCAATGGTATACGTACCGATGTTGAATCGCCTTATAAGACTTGTCACCAAACCGCTGCCGAAACAGAAGAAGCGAACGTTCCATAACATCCAGCCATTTTTCCGGCTGGTAAACCAAAAACGCCTGCCCAAGATAAATACACCGAACCGCAGCAAGTGGCGTTACTGCTTGAATCGCAAGGCGTGCCGTAGAATCGCCGCCGGTCCTCATATCAAATTCCAAGCGTTCCGCCCTCTGCTGCATTCTGGTAGAAACAACCGCTTTACCTATTGCATTTTTAGCAAAGAGCAAACTCTCTGCATAGTCTGCTGCTTCTGCGTAATCCATTTTCTTTACCAGTCCACATCATCGAGCGGGTCTTTCTGTTCCGCTTTGGTGGGATAAGGCGTAGTGGTTTGCGCAATCTTTACGCTTTCCAAATGTTCCAGCAGTAAATAGCTTGCTTTAGAGTTCTTGCCATTCCTATCCACGTATAAATCAGTCTGGAAGCGGCCGCCGACAATAACTTGCGTGCCTTTTGTGATGTAGTTGCTGATATATTTAATCAGTCCTGGGATAAAGCAGCGGCAGGAAATGTAGTCATAAATCTTTTTGCCGTCCTTATCAAGGTACGTTCTGGAACACTGAATTTCAAGGTTACATACCTCTTTGCCGTTCTTCATAACTTGCACCGTAGGTTCAAATTTTACCCACCCGAGTATTAAACAATTATTCAACATTATAAATTTTCACCTCAACTTTTGGTATGTCACTATATTTTTTAGAAACTGTAAGTTTAACAATCTGTTTATCATCCTTATAGACAATGCCAGATATAGAATCAAGAATAATTTTCGCAACGTTGTCAACATCGGGTTTTTTAATCGGCAGTTGCAAGCCGTTTAAAGCCTGCTCCTTGAATTTTTTTGACTTGCTGGCAGGAATACCCACGTCAGCTATTATCTCAACGCCCAGGGGCAATTCCGTGAGCGTCAGCCCTATTCTTTGCATTGCTTCACTAGCAAGCAGTTTGACATACGCTTTATAGTTGCGGCTTTTCTCCGGGTCGTATGCTTTCACAAATCCGCCATGAGTAGAAAATCGAGGCCGTCCCTGCGCCGTCGGTTCGCCTGGAATCGTAAATGTTAAATTCATTTTTCTGTGTCCTCTTTACTCTCACGTACTGCAAAAGCAGGTTTAATAACATTTCCCAATTCATGGCCCCTATGATAATTTTCAGCCGTTGCTGTAATGAAAACATCGTCAAGGTGGCGCAGCCCCAGGCTATATGTTTCTTCGTCCTCTGCCTTCGCCAGCTCCACCATGTATAAGCCAATCAGACTATATACGGTAATATCTTTCAGACTTTCGGTGATTTTCTCGCCATGAATATCGTGAGTATAAACAAAAGCGATATGCTTTGCCGCATACGCTTTCAGTTCCTCAAACATTCCCTCTGCATCGTCCGTGCGTCCGTTCAGCAGCGCGCCGCGGCGGAAATTGGCAAGCTCATCTGCGCCGGAAGAATACTGCTCATGCTTTTTCTTGAACAGCGCCTCCAATTCGTCAAGCTGGCTATACATAAATTTGCTTAAACCTTTACTCATTTTTTCTGTACCTCCTGTACATAGTCAACATAATAGACATCCTTAAAATCTTCTGGCGCTTCCGCTTTTGCCTTAACCTGCGCTGCATCAGCGTTATCAGCCTCAACGCAGGTTTGCAAGTCCATATCCGGAAACGCGATACTCTTCCAGGTTACACAATATCTCATTTTCTCACTTCCCTTTCCTCTTTAACTGCTTCCAATATCGGCCGCTGAAATTCGCAGTCATCATCAAACTTAACCTTGCCGTCTTTGCCTCTGCGCATCTCCATTAACTGAAAATTCCAGTCAATGTCGCGTTCCATTTGTTCCAACATCCAATCCGGCATTTCATGGAGATTCTCCACCAATTCACTTTGGATAGCCGCCAGACTCTGCGTCGGGATTCTATGCACGGCATAGCGGAAAGCGAACAGCAGGACGTTTAATTTTTCATTTGTCATTTCCTCACCCCCGATTTTCAACTCCGACAAATTCAACACCTACAAGGTATTGCTGTAAAACCTCCGCATCATAGCAGCAGAACACTATTTTACCATTGCTGTTAAAGACGCGAATTTCTTCAACATTGCCGAACTCCTCATCTATGTCAATTTCTAAATCTCCTTTGACACAAATGTAAGCGTCGTCTATAAAATCCGGCACATCATTGGTAAAAGATTGCAGAATTTCATTACCAAAAATACTGCCATTTATATACATAACGTATTCTACGACTATTTGGTCTTCGCCGAACAAATACGTTCCGCGAATTGCATATCTAACTCTGTTACTTAAAGCTTCTATATCGTAATATTTAATCATTTTTTGCCTCCTTACTGTCTACGATTTTTCGGCCATTTTTTGACGGCTTCCGGGTGCTTTGCTTTCATTCTTTGCACAAACAATTTTTTTAAACTGAGCCACGCATATCTATCTCTTCTAAAAACAACATTTACGGCACGTCTAATCATTACTAAACGTGGCAAGAATTCACTTCCTGGCGGTTTCAAATGTTTGTAGTCATTAAGTTTATTGCCAATGGTTCTTTTCATAAATCTCACCTCAACTTTTACAAGAGATTTTTGCAACATGTTGCAGTTTTCTCTTATAACCGGTATACCCACCGACGTTTCATTTCTTGCGGAACACCGTTATCTCTACCGCTACGCTTGCCTGTCCACATCGTGCCGCCAGCAATACCATCGTCGACAAAATTGCTGGCTTTTAAGCTCGCTCCTGTTTCGCTTGCAAGAGTGTATGTAATAACCCTTTTATATCCCATGTCCCTAGCAACTCTTACACAAGCTGCATAAAGCATGGAGCAGGCATTGCGCGTGCCATCCGTACACAGACGATTAACTTCTAACGTTAACCCATCATCTAAAAATCTGCTGATTGGACGGCCGCAGATTGCAACGCCGGCAAACTCTTTAGCGTTGATTAACCCTAGTGCAAATTTACAACCAGCCGTCTTGCCATGATGCCTATGGTTATCCGTTACAAAAGAATTCGCTTGCTTTAATGTGATTGGAATTATAGTCATGTTACAACTTATACTCCACGCCTAACTCTTTAGCCACGGCAGGCAAGGCTGCTTTGGCTTCTTTTTCTGTGCGGTATACCCAGCCTACTTTGTAGAGTGCAAGATCTGCGGGATTGTTAGCCCAAGTGTACAAAAGCACAAGCCATGCGTCATTTACTGACGAGTACCAAAACCCCCAGTATTTTTCACCTTTCTTCGGCTTCCACGGCAGTTTAACGATTTCGTCCTTGCCATTCAGTAAGGCAGCAAAGGCTACCTTAGCAGATACGTCAGCTAGTTCAATACCGCTATCATGGGTTAATTTTAATCCATCGTTAGTTAATCTATAGACCAATTCGTCATAGCCTTTCACCTTAAATTCTTCGCCCAGCTCCACGCCCAACATCTTTGCTACTTCCGGGATAAGATTTTTAGCCATGTTATCACTCCTTTCTTAATTTTCATCCCGAAGGAGATAGCAACCACAATTGGGGCAAAAATTATAGTATCTTAATGTCGATTCCTTACAGCAGTCGCAATACACTTTGCCATTCTCTTTGTTCCAGACTGCCTTAGCTACTCTAACTCCATTGCCTGGAGCAACCTTGATTCTTACCAAATCCTCAACCCCGTCCTCCTCAATCTTTGAGCGAATAACAGCCATAGCCTTATGCAGATAATCAACATCGCCGCTAAGCAGCCAGTTTTCAAGTTCTGCGTTAACAGCCTTAATCAGTTTTTCTTGTTGTTCCATATTCTTCAACCTCCTTCAATGGTATTTCGCAAATTCCGGTTCTGCTCTAAATATAATTTTATTATTACACCACCGTTGCAAACGCCGTGTTTCTTTCGGTGCGTTCCACTTCTCATACACCATCACAAACGGATCATAACCAATATCCCGCAGTCTATAAACGCGCTCTAAATCTTGTTTGTGAGTGCTATTAAAGTTGGTCAGCACATAAACTTTGCATTTCTCGTCTGGCAGCGAAAATGCCTTGCGATACTCTTTCAATTTCTCAAAAGCCAATTCGTCTTCCGGATTATCCCATGCAAAATGTAACATCTTCACTTTGCATTGCCGTATCATATCAGCTTTTTTAGCAGTCATAAGCCTTATATCCAGCCCCTGCGTGAAGTCTACCCACGCTTTGCTGTCGATAAGCTGCTGCATAAGCTCTTCCCAGTATGAGCACGCCAACAAATTCGGGTCTAAAAGCTTAATGTATTTCTGCCCTCGCCAGAAGTTTTCAAGGTTTGCCACTTTCTTACTTTGCTTGCCCTCTTTTTCTGCTACGATGCAGAAGCGGCAGCCACGTGGGCAACCTCTTGTCAAATATCCATACGCAGTATCTGTGATTTCGTATATGGAATAATCGGGATAGCAATTTTCAACATCTGCGGGCAACTTGCTTTGCAGGTCATAGCCTGTACCGCCTCTGACAATATCATCTGTTTGATACGCTGTTATATCGTCTTGCGTGAAAGTAAATACCTTCGCCATATAAACTCTATCATACGGTAGTAACGGGAACGCCCATTCAACTTCATCTCCACGCTGTTTGTGATACGTAGCTAGTTTCATAAGCGCAAGATTCGGGAAGTTGTGCCCGTCTACATCAACAAGTCCAATTCGCATTACTTTCTCCTTCTCGCTCCGCACTTCTGCGGCGTATTCTCACACCGCTTGCAAGGTCTGTCACACTCACAACAGCAGATGTGCAGCAGAGTGCTTATCACGCAGTCCGGCGTAACAGCCTTACAGAAGTATTTAGGCTTTAAGCGTGCTTCTATTGCGCTAACAGTTTGTCGATTCGTGTCCGCGTCGTCTTTAGGCGGTCGGGGCAAATCCAACAGCTTGGCACTGGCAACCGCGCGTTTGCATTTCAGTAAGCCGCAAGATTTTGCCTTGCCTTTCAGAAAGTCGCCAGTTATAACTTTTTTTGTTTTGCCGCAGTCACACCGCACTAAAAAGAACGTGTTCCTGGTTCCTTGGTTGCCCAAATACTTTTCAACGGTCAGCGTGCCGTATTTAGCGCCAATCCACGCCGTCCAATCCCTCACGCCAGCACCTCCAAAGTAAGCACATCGCCACATTTCAGCAGCTTACTTTTACAAGGCTCATTATGCTTGCGACTGTACGTAAAGTCGTTCATGTAGCATTGCAGGATACGGAATTGATTGTCAATAGCGTTATCGTTCAAGCCAATCTGCCGGCCGTATTCAAACACTGCTTTATCCTGCGGCATATACGGCATAATGAGCCGGTGTTCTTTCAATTTTGCCGCCGTCCATTTGAGCAGCATACCATTCAGCCTATCAGCTAGCGGCTTACCGTCGGCCAGCTTCTCCATGTTGCAACGGTTGATATTCTCCTGCACATGCGCTTCTTCCGCTTGCTTCAAAGCAGCCTGCATCAGCGCCGGGCTGATTATATTCACGTTAAGGCCGTTCGCAGCGGTCAAGGTAAGCGCTATCTGCTCTGCTTTCTCCCACCGGTCAAGGCCTATATTTTGCTGATTAAAAATTCCTGCCCAAAGGTTTACCGTTTCCGACAAGATTCGTTTCGCTTCCTCCAGGCGGTCAAAGCCGGGCCGTATATCCTGCGGCATCCGTTTTCCTGCCTGTTGCAGTTTGACAATCGTTTGGGCTATTCTCTGCGGTTGCAGCATCTTCTTCGCCTCCGTACAATTCGTTCACTAGGTCCATGCCTGTATATTCCTTGCCTTGCTTCTTGCTGTTGCCGCTGACGTAGTTTCTTGCTACGGTCTGCACATACGCAAAGTTTCTAGCGCCGTGCTCTACCGCCGCTAGTATTCCTTGCTCTACGGCAGCTTCGCCAACCTCACCTAACAAGGCTTGCAGTTTTTCTCCGACGATTGGAGTAAGCGGCATCATGTTTTTCTCCCACAAGGCAAAAATTTCAGTATGCGTTTTTTCCTCGTCATCGTCATTTCTTTTAGGATGATGATAATCATCCTTTTCTTTATCTCTATACTCTATACTCTTATCTCTAATCTCTGTCGGACATTTTGTCCCTTTTTCCGGGGACATTTTGTCCCTTTTTCCGGGGACATTTTGTCCCTTTTTATTTTGCCGTTGTGCCTTTTTCTTCGTTGCTGATTCTGATGCACTACCACTGCCAGTCATGTTTGTAACCTCCGGCAAGTAGCTTTCGCCTTTATCGTTCTTCTCTATAAGGCCAATTTGTTCAAACAAGGCAAGCGCACTTTCGACGATTTCAATATCAAATTGCGTCTGTTTAGCGATTGATTCAGCAGTATGCTGAATAGTCATTTTGCCGACCTGCCGTACAAGTACGCCGTCAGTTTTCAGCGATTTCAAGCACAGTTTAAGGTACAAGAGTACGTATTTTTCGCCGTTTTCCTGGTCCTCTAGCCACTCAACAACATCACTTTCAAAGAAGTTTTCGTTGAGCTTTAACCAATAATACCTGCCAGCCATGTTTTACTCCTCAAAGTATGTTGGTACTTCGTACACCATTTTATTGTTCTTCCGGTATACTTTGATTCTTCCGTCCTTCTTGCAGAACTTCAAAAATCTATACCAGCGTTTCGGATTGCTTTTTCTATGCGAATACATAGAAATAAAATGAAGTCCCACAGCTCCCTTGATAAGCTCAAAGAATAAGTCGAAAGCATCCGGCTTTGCTTCTTCTAAATCGTCCGCAAATTTGTTGCTGTAGCCAAAGTGTCCTTCGCCTACAAGAACTATTGCTTTGCTTTTTTCGCACGGTGTCGCTTTTACATTCAACATTTTGTCCCACCCCTTTCAAATTTTTAGGGGACATTTTGTCCCAAAGTTGGGGGACATTTTGTCCCCGCTTTTCGGGACATTTTGTCCCCGATGTTTTTTTATTATTTCATGCTTGCTTCAATTTCTTCTGCCGTGAAGATTTCACCGGTAGCAGTATCAACCTTGCCGCCCTCTGTAAGCTCCTGCGCTTGCTCTGTAGCGTTCTCTGCATCAACGTCGATATATTCAGCCTCGCCGGTTTCTTCGTTAAGCACAGCGGCTTTCCCGTCGCTCTCTAACGCTTCCTGCATCTCAATGGACATAGGCGCGTAAGTTTTCATGATAGAGAGAAGAACGGTTTTGCAAGCCATAGCATCAAAATCAGACTGCCACGGGCCACTATTGAAAGCCTTGCTAAAGCGCTTAGCGTGAGCAATGACTTCTTCTTTAGTCCAGTATGCGGTCTTACTAAAGCCGTTAATGGTTTCAAATCTTGCAAAGTAGCCTACAATATTATCAGAAGTTTTTTCGCCCGGTGCATACGCCTCGGTGAATCTGTTCCAATCTCTGATTTCGCCCTCGTACACCGGCGTCATAATGATATGCTTCATTTTGCCGGTGCGCATTGCAAGCTCAATCACGCCCTTATAACCAATCTGGAATTGTGCGCTGCCCTTGTAAGGCACTATCCATGCCTTACCCAAAGACGGGTTAATGGGCAGGTCCAGGCTTGCAGCAGTCGCAGCCGCCGCCAGAATAGTTTTCGGGTTCGCCGTGGCCAGCAATTTATTATTGTTAGTCAGTGTCAGCAAAGAGGAAAGAAAGCCTGCGCTTTTCTTACCTAACATCTTCTCAAAACGTTGCTGCACGCTTTGAGAACCAATCATCACACCTAATGCAGAAGGTGCTTTGCTTGCGGCCGCAGGCGCTGCCGTTCTTTTTGTAATACCTTTTACTGTTGCCATTATTCTTTTAACCTCCTTAATTTCAAACAATCTTTTTCACTGTCATATAAAATTTCTTCCAGCGACAAGTCCAATGCTTGTGCCAATTTTACGCGTGTACGCAATGCAATATTTTTAACTACGCCGCATTCGTATGAGCTGATAGTCGGCTTTTCTACGCCAACCATTGTAGCAACATCACCTTGCAGCAGCCCTAATTCCTTCCTTTTATGGAATAGGGTAACGCCTAATTTCTCCTGCTCTGTAAGGCTCATTTTAACGTGAACCTCATACTAGGCTTGCCAACCTTAGCATACTTTTCGTATACGTCCGGCAGGTCCTTTTTCAGCGCCTTGCTGTCCAGCGTTACTCTTGCAGCAGTTTGTTTATAGGTGACTTTTCTGTCCATAAACACGCCGCTTTCGCTGCCGTCAAGCATGAGCTTCAAGGCATTTTGTGCCTGGCCTAGCTGTTCTTCCAGTACCTTTTTCGTTGCCGTCAGCTCATCAATACGCTTAATGTATTGTTCTGCTGCACTAGGCAGTGCGATACTGTCAACCGCTAACTTATCCTTATTCATTTTGTCAATGGTTGCGGCAGTGCTTTCGCTGCCGTCAACCGCCGGCGGGATATTGCTCTGGAGGTTATTCCAAAATATAATCGCTTGCGCTCTCATATCCGAAATAAACTCATCGTTGCGGGGAATTTCTTTCCATACAAAATGGTTGCCGCCAATTAAGCAGGCAATGTACCACTTCTCGCAGCCGGTAATCATCATGTACCATTGACACTGACAATAATAAGAATCTGGCAGCTCGTCGCCGTCCCAATCTTTCGACTTAAAGCCGTTCGCAGTCTTACATTCCAAGCCTGCATTCTCGCCTACCACAAGGCGGTCGACGTTCGCCAGCATGAACTCATAGCTTTCATCCTGCAATGTGCCGCATTTGCGAACCTTCTTGCCGGTCAGCTCGCAGAATCTGTCAGCTACCACCTGTTCAAGCACCGTGCCCCAATAAACAAATTCATTATTGGAAAGGTCCTCTGCTTCTACATCGCCATGCTTTTCAGCGTAGAGTGCGTAAGCGCTCTTCCAGGGATTAAGTCCCATGATGCAGGCAATATCGCTGCCGCCGATACCACTATTGCGGACGCGTTCCCACGCCACGCGGTCAGCGGCTTGCTCAACTGTCATAATCAGTTTACCCTTCATCAAACCTCATCCTCCATTTCTTCTAACATGTGCTTTGTAGAGAGTGCTGCATAACGAGCAGCGTCTTTATCGCATAATGTCATTGCGACGCGATAAATCATATCTTCACTGAGCTGCGGCGCGTCGTATTTTTTCTCAGCAATTTTCGCAAGCGCCAGCAAATGGCTCATAGTAGCAGCTACGAGAATTTCAAAATCTTCGGGGTTCTTTTTGATGATAGTCACACTCATATCGACGAGCGTTTTTATAAACTTCTCGCTGATTTCCTCACAAGTACCTCTGATACCTACAATGTTTCTGCTATCGTTAGCGGCAAGCACTACGCCGCCATTGCGGACGAAATCTTTAATCGCCAGCTTGAATTCGTTGTTCATAAAATCAATCTCCTTTCAAAAAATAAAATTAGATTTCTTTATACAACGGAATAACAATTTGTTGTCCCGCTTGTAACCACTTCACGCCGTTCAGATTGTTATACTCGGTTATATCGTGCATAAGCTCACGGCAATCACGGTACTTGTCCTGCTGGTCCATGTAGCGCCCGGTAATCTCCCACAGCGTCTGTCCTTCGCCTACGGTGTAGGCAACCAACGTTTGCTTATAACTAGGGAACAAAAAAACATGTGCTCTAATGGCCAGCTTTGCAGCGCTGCCACCGGTCAGAAAGATAAGACCGGCAAGCAGAATAACAGTGATGATAAAAGCCTTTACTAAACCTTTAGTAGTCTTGCTCATTTTCCCCATCCTTTCATTACAATCTTTCGCCAGCACTCGCCGCCGCTGCACACGGTAACAAGCAGGCCGCTTTCCTTGTCTACCACTTTAGAGTAGTTAGCGCGCGACAAGTCTTTGCCGCACACAGCACACTTTCTCTTCTTTTTAGTCATTCATGCCTCCGCACTCTGCCGCCAGGTCAGCAGGTTCAATACCCATATAGGCGGCAAACTTTGCCGGGCTGATGTGATAAGCCCAACTCTTTTTACTGCTGGCGTGAATAGCCACGCCGAACGGTAACGCGCCACTACGCAGGCCCATACGCACAAACATCTCGCTTTTCTGCATGAGCCGTGCGGCCGTTTTAATAGGAACGTTTCCAAGCATTTCTATTTCCTCCTTTTCATAAAGCGCATTGCCGTTTCGTAACGCTGATTCATGCGTTCAATAACGCCAGCGCGCTTTTCCTTTTTGGCTTTCTTTTCCAGCGTGTCGCAGCAGACAGCCGCCATGATTCGCTGCATATCCTTGTCAGTGTTCTTATTCAAAGCACACCTCCTGCCCGCGCCGACGCTAGGCGCGGGGCTTGTTTCTATTTCAGCCCTACTGGCCGACTACCTGTTGTTGCTGTTCGCACAGTCTTACGGCAGCTTGCAAGCCCTGCATATATGCGGCCGCAACCATAAGGCCGTCCGCTTTAAGTTTGGACATATCAACCGCCGTGCGCTTTACACGCTTTTCAGTGAATACTTCTTGCTTTACTTCCATTATTCTCGCCCCTTTCCATCTCTCCCGTGCTATAATAGGTATTACAGAACGGAGGTGATATTATGTTTATTGAAATGCCTAAAAAATGTCCAATTACCGGAGGTATGGCTACCGGTATTAAAATTGATTGTCCAGGCTGCGCTTTTTATATTGACCAGGAAAAGCAGTGCCGGATAATCTCTACAGATAACAACATCAAGCTTCTGCTTGCTCTTCTTCAAAAACAACAGCAACGTTAGAATTACATTCGATTACGTAGCTACAGAAGTTAAGCATCTGCTTTGCTGCTACCTGATTCTGACCGTTAAGCAAACCAAGAATTTGTTTAGCGGTCTTTTTTTCTTCTGCTGTCAGCTTTTGGCTTTCGCTCAGCTCATTAAAGCTATACATCCTCTTTCCCTCCTTTCTGTTTATCGAAATTTTTATTCGCTTTACGTATATTATACTACTACACTCATTTCGTTTTGTCAATCTTTTTTTCGATAATCGAAAAATTTTCCTTGCTATTTTTCTTTCGATTATCTATAATATATATAGCAAAGCGAGGTGATTATATGGAGACGATAAACAGTCGAATATCCTTAGTAAGAAAGCAATTTAAGCTAACGCTTTCTGAGTTCGGCGCAAAGCTAGGACGTGCAGTTAGTACCGTCAGCGAGTATGAAAAGGAAGGCAAGGGAATTACAGATAGAGTAATAGAAGACATCTGTCGAGAATTCTATGTCAATGAAGATTGGCTGCGTGCAGGCGAAGGTGAAATGTTCCGTGCCAGGAACACGACCAACGAAGAATTAGCGCTACAAGTTGGCAAGCTGCTGAAAACAAATGATGAGTTTACCAAGAATCTATTTTTGGAATATCTCAAACTGCCGCCCGAAATGAAAACTTTATTTGAAGATTTCGTTCACAATCTGGCCAAAAGCAAATAACCGGCAAATAAAAAAATCCCCCGTACCATCCGCGGTACGGGGGATTTTGCTATGCCTTTTAAATTAGTGCAGCAAATAAAAAATCAATCTTCGTCTACAAGTCCAAGGATAAAACTGTATATGACAGCCAGCGTTTCTTCATCTTTCACTTCCCGCAATATACCGATTATCCTACTCAATAAAACCTGCATTGTGCCCTCCATTCAAATTAAAGCAGGCCTACAACATTAAGAACCTATTTATATTCTACCACTAAGCTCGCTCATTATAAAGAGTTTTAGGAAAGATAATTATTTAAACTGCAGTTTGCATTTAAATGTGCTATTATTAAATCAAATAAAGACAGAAAGTGAGGTGGTTAACATGGTTGACAGTGACATAATAAGCCTACAGATTAAGAACCTCTATCAAACTATTTTCGCTGTGCCATTGGCGCAAGGCGTGACAATGGCAGTCTAAAAGCTGCCCATTATTTTTTTATTACAAAGGAGAGTGCTTATAATGAGATTTAATCCAATAGAGTTTTTCTATGAGTTGCTTAACGGAAATCCTTATCTTATTGGTGTGCTAATCTTTACCGTGTGTATATCTCTTATTCCTAATTCGTTATGCGAAACTATATTAGAACTGCCCCAA